AAGTTGGACCACAGAAACAAACATACGGATATGGTTGGGGTGTGGGCCCTTGGGGTGGTGATGTTGCTGGTGCTGTTACATCAACAATAAACGAGGGTGGCACGTTTAGTGACAGTGATACAACTTTAACACTTACAAGTGCAGCTGCATTTCCAAGTTCTGGTACGATACTTATTGGCACTGAGTTAATAACATACTCTGGTAAATCTAGTAACGACTTGACAGGGTTAACAAGGGGCACAAATGGCACGAGTGCTGCAGCACACTCTAATGGTGCTACAGTTACAGATGCTTCTGATTACAGTGGATGGGGTGTTGCCATACCAGCAAACCAAACAACACTAGAACCTGGCCTTTGGTCACTAACAAACTTTGGTGAGGTGTTGGTTGCAACGATTGCAAACGGTGAAACTTTCACATGGAATGCAGGGGCGACTAATCCTACAACTGTAAGGGCATCAAAAACTACAACTGATTTTGCAACTGGTAACAATCCAACTGCATCCAGATTATCTATCATGTCACCTACAACTAGACACTTAATACATTTAGGCACAGAAACAACTATAGGCACAGCAAGCACGCAAGATGACATGTTTATACGTTTCTCGGCATCAGAGGACATAAATACATATGTAGCAACTTCTACAAACACAGCGGGTACATTACGATTGCAAGACGGCACAAAGATAATTGGAGCACTACAAAGAAAAGAGGACATATTAGTTTGGACTGACAATGCTTTGTATACAGTTAGAAACGTGGGTCAGCCATTTGTATTTGGTGTAGAGCAAGTTGGTACAAACTGTGGTTTGATAGGTAAGAATGCAGCTGTTGTTGTTGATGGTATTGCATACTGGATGACTGCAAAAGGTTTTCTATCTTACGACGGAACAGTCAAAACACTACCATGTGCTGTAGAAGATGAAGTGTTTGACAACTTTGACACTACAAAAGGACAACAAGTTACAGCGGGTCTTAACAGTTTGTTTACAGAGATAACATGGTGGTATCCTGCAAATTCTGATTTTAGTAACAAAGCCGTATCTTACAATTATGCAGAATCAGGGGAAGTGCCAGGTGGTGTGTGGGCACTGTCAACAGAAGCAAGAACATCTTGGATGGATAGTAAGGTATATGAAAAACCATATGCAACTAAATTTGACACAACTGGCACAGGTAGTTTTCCAACAATACTTGGTGAAAGTGGCCTAGGACAAACTAAATATTTTCAACACGAGGTTGGCACAGACCAAAGAAACGAAGATGGTAGTGTGACTACTATTACATCTAGTCTACAATCATACGATTTTGATTTACAAGGAGAAGAAGGCACAGCAAGTAAGTTTGTTTCTGTTAGTAGATTTTTACCTGACTTTAAAACTATAGCAGGCAACGCAACTGTAACTTTAGCTGTAAAAGATTTTCCGTCGTCGACAGAGTCTTCATCTACACACAGTCCTTTTACGGTAACATCAAGCACAACAAAAATAGACACAAGAGCACGTGGTAGATTTGTAAATGTAAAAATAGCTAACACAGCTGTAAACGAAAGCTGGAGATATGGCACACTAGCTCTTGACGTAAAACCGGATGGAGGCAGATAATGACAAAATTAATAGTTGATATACCAGACCCAAAAGATAAGTATGACACAAGCACGCAGAGACAGATAAACAGAAGTATTGCAACTTTGATACAACAGTTAAATACGACATACCAACAAAGTGTGAAAGATGATGCACAACAACAAACATGGTTTTTAGGATAGATGGCAAATAGATACAAAAACTCAAAAGTAGATTTAACTACAACAGACCTAACCACACTATATACAGTGCCGGCAGAGACGGTATCTGTGGTCAAGTCCTTCTTGGTGTCCAACGATGATGCCAGTAATGCTTGTGAGATTACAGTGACTTTAGTTAATTCTAGTGGTACAATATTTAGCTTGTTTAAACAAAAAGACATAGCTGCTAAAACAACAACTGAGCTACTGACACAACCCTTGGTTTGTGACGAAAGCGAGGTTATAAAGGTGCAGGCAGAGAATGCTAACGACCTACACGTCGTTCTGTCGTATCTAGAAATAACAAGAGACTAGGAGGAAATATGGCATTTGAAGAACCAGGATCGGTAGCATACCTATACGAGGGTGATAAAAAGATAGCTCAAATAAAGGTTGACACTACTGTGGTACTAAAAAACTTAAAAACAGGCAAAGAATATGACTCTGACGCAGAGGGTGACGCTGATGTTGATGACCCAAATACAGACACAAAACGAGAAGATATATCAAGAAGTGTCTATATAAAGGTAGCTAAAATGCCTGCTGTGGGAGCAGAATCATAGTTGCAATTTATGGCAAAAAACAGTAAATTCAATAAAAGCCATATCTCAAGCCTAGGCGACTTGCATCATTACAAAATAGAAATATAAGGAATAGTTGATATAATGGGTAGTAAATACGTACCAAAAGAGATAAAAAAGCCTGTAGATAAGTTTATTGATTTTGTTGATGAAGACATATTAGATCAAGCTGGAGAGGCTTTAGAGGAACAGGTATTTGATCCAGCTGGTGAGTTTTTAGGCGAAGAAATAGCAAGACCAACTAGAAAGTTTGTATCTAAAGTTACTCCTAATGAGTTACAGTTTTTAGGAGGAAAATTAGGCGGAATAGGTGGTGGTAAATTAGGTACTGCATTAGCTATAGCCGCCGGTATAACAAACCCGCTATTATTAGCTGCAATAGCAGCAAGTAGTGCTGCTGCAGGTGACGTGGCTGGTGATTATTTTACAACAGATGAAAACGAAGAATTTGAAATTGATAAAGTATCAGCTGCTTTTTCTGCATTAGCGGGTGGACTAGCAGGGGCTGATGCTGCAAGACCTGAAGCTTTTCAAGAAATAGGCACCACAGGAGTTCGTGGTGGAATAGCAGATTCTATTCCGGGAGGCATGTCTCCAGGTGAATCACTAGCAAGGGCAGGAAACACAACTTTAGCTGGAAGTGGTTTTGTGGGTGATGCTGCAATTACAGCAGAACAATATAGAGGTATACAAGACCTCGCTGCAGCGGGGCAATCTGCAATAGATGCTGGTAAAGGAACTGCTGAAGCTTTTCAAGCTGTAGAAAATTTAAACCAAATAAATAACGCTATTGACATGGGATTGGAAGTTAGAGATCTAACAATGTTGGAAGGCATAGCGGGTGCTGGTCGAGATTTTGTAGCAGCGGCTCAACCTTTTGTTGATCCTTTTCAAGGTGCAGACATGAATCCTTTTTCAACTAATTACAGAACAGGCTTTCTCAATCCAGATTTTGCTAGCGTTACAGGTGCAACGGGAACTGGCACATTAACAGATGTATTAACTTCAGGTGGCACCCCTATGGAAATTTTAGGTGCAACGGGAGCCGCTCTTGTGCCGGGCTCTGCAGAAGCTGTAACTCAATATGGTGTAGATTATTATGCAGCGTTGAAACAAGGAGAAGAAGATTATAGAGAGTATTTAAGAGAAAGAGGTTTAAGAGCAGACCAAGTAAGAGATCAAGCTAGATCACTAAGACGTCAATACTATACTCAGTCATTTAAAAATCGTGGATATAGTGATGAAGAAATAGCACAAGTATTATTTAGAGAAGGACTTATAGACAGACTTGAAGACTATGATCCAAACGATTTACCACAAGATAGAAAGTTTGGTGAAGATGTTACAGACTCTACATTATACGCAGCTAAAGGTGGACGTGTTGGTTTTTCAATGGGATCAAGATTAGCCAAGGTAGCAGGCGATCAATTACAAGAACCAGATGAGTTAAAACAAAACGACATGGACATTGCAAATTATCTTGAAGCACAAAGAGTAAGAGAAAACATGATGGACAAGATGAACAGAGGTCTGGGTGCTATGGAAATGAATATGAAACTTAATGACCCTGGTTTATTTGGTAGAATGAGAAATGTTCTAAACCCAATGGATGATGAGCCATTCTTCTACACGAGAGAAGAGATGAGATTTCCTAATACAAAAAAAAGATATGAAAGCATGATTAGACAAATGGACAGAGACAGAGCCACGGCCGATTATGAAATGAGAGACAAGATGGATCTTGTAGAAGATTACATGAACAGATTAGACGCGATGGGAACCACTGGTGGCATGAGCAGACAAAAAAATGCTATGGGCACAAGAAAAACACCAGAGGGTGACCCTATATCTCCTGACATGCCAAACGGCATGCAGATGGATTTACGTGGTGGTGGCTTTATACCTCTTGGTACAAAACCAAAAGCTGATGACGTGCCAGCAATGGTAGGAAAGAATGAGTTTGTACTGAATGATGAAGCAGTGTCCGGTATTGGTAAACTGATGACAGGTAGGCCTGACCCAAGAGCCGGGGCCCGCGCATTGTATAAACTACAAAATGAAATGGAAGCAATAGTGTAATGATAAGAAAAAAGTTTCAAGGCGGCACTGATTTTGATACCCTTGGATCATCTTTATTTGATCCAGACTCGTTAGCGGGTGTACAAACTGATGTAACCAGATTTGCACCTTTTATTGAAGGGGCTGCTAGAGCATTTATTCCTGATTTAGAAAAAGCAACAGCTAGAGCGCTTACAACACAAGACCTTGATCAGTTGTATCGTGGTGTAACACCTCAATCACAGTTTCAACAACAAGTTATACAGCAGCAACTTAAACAAGCAGGGCTTGGTCAAGCTACATTTGCTGGAGATGTAGGCACACTTACAGATGTACAACCGGGCACAGGTATTGCTGCGTTTCAACCTTTTGTAGATGAGTCACAAAGATTGTCAGGTGTTGATCCAACAACAGGCCAGGTTACAGCAGCCGGAGTACAAGCTGCTAGAGATCCTTTCTTATCACCTTTTCAACAACAAGTTATTGATGCAACAAGAGCGTCGTTTGAAAACCAAAGAGCACAACAAAGACTTCAAATAGCAGAACAGGCTAGACAAGCACAAGCGTTTGGTGGTGCACGTCAAGGTGTGCAAGAAGGTGTATTTGATGCACAAACATCATTGGGTATTGCAGCATTAGAAGCTGATCTAAGACAACAGGGTCTTGCGGCAGCCGATGCAGCTAGAACAGCTGAGTCAGGTATACAAATGCAACGAGCTACAGAGGTTCCTGGTTTACAAACACAACAACTTACAAGTTTACAACAATTAGGTTCAGGGCAACAAGCACTACAACAACAGCAACGAGCAATACTAGAAGCACGAGCTAGAGAAAGAATTTTTGATCCACAACAAAGAATGGGTGCTTTTGCTCAAAGCTTTGCACCACTAGTTCAAGGTATTGGACCACAGTCTGTGTTTAGAACTGATGTTCAACCGCCACCTAGTCCACTAGATACTATCGTAGGTATTGGTGGTGTTGGCGCTGGTTTACTTGGTGGTCTAGGATCAATTTTAGGTGCGAAATAATGAGTAAAGTATTTAAAAGACCTATGTTTAAAATGGGTGGTAAACCCGACAGTGGTATTGTGTCAGGTTTTGAAAGAAAGAATTTTGATAAAGGCACAAACGAAGAAGATATAAATAGCATGGATCGTTTTCAAGCAACAAACCAAGCTATACTAGATGACCTTGATCAAACAACAAGTGAATTGTTTCCAGGAGAGTTACCTGACTATGCAAAACCGGGTATTGGTTTGTCAGAGTACTTAGCTCTTGCTAGATTAGGTGCAAACATACTTGGGTCACCAAACACTGGACCTGGCTTTGCACGTTTTGCACAAAGGGCCG